TCAGGTCTACCGTTCATATAAACGAACTTAACACGTTTGTTTATATGAACGGTAGACCTGATCATATGAAAGGAACACATGATGATGCTATTATGGGTATGTCAATGGCTTTATATGCTGCGGATGTATCATTTAATTTATTACAAAAGAACGAAAATGCGAACAAAGCAATGTTAGATTCTTGGACTATGAGTGAAAGATCATATGAGACAAGTAAATCATTCTATTCATATGGTACCGCATTTGATCAAATAGGTTCAATGGGAACGGATAATAATAATTTATATTATCGAGATAATAATATGAATGTCAGTAAACAAACATATCAAGAGAATTCTTGGTTATTTGGTAAACGTAGATAATGTTTAGTTTATCATTATTTTAGTTTATATTATAAAGAAAAGTATTTATATAGAATGGCAAATCAAAATTTAACTGTATTTCAGAAATTAACAAAGATGTTTGGGTACCCAGGGAAACCTCAGGTAACACAGGCACCTTCATTTAATTTCAGTAAAGATGAATTATTAAAAACAGATAACAAAGAAGATTATGATAAGGCAATGTTACAGGCTCAACAGAGTCAATACATCGCTGATAAATGGACTAAATTAGACCAATCTCTCTATAACCAATCGGTTTATTATGAACCAAATAGATTAGCAGCTTATTACGATTATGAGGCGATGGAGTTTACTCCTGAAATATCTGCAGCGTTAGACATATATGCGGAAGAATCCACTACAATGTCTGAAAAGGGTCAAATTTTAACGATCTATTCTGAATCAGATAGAATTAAAGAAATATTAGAAGATTTATTTAATAACAGATTAGACGTTAATACTAACTTACAAATGTGGACTAGAGGTGTTTGTAAGTATGGTGACAACTTTGTTTATTTAAAGTTAGATCCCGAAAAAGGTATCATCGGATGTCAACAATTACCAAATATTGAAATTGAAAGAATTGAAGGTGCCGCGGGTAAGACCACAACACAAAATAGAGATTTAAAAGTTCCATCAAGAGAATTACGTTTTCAATGGAAGAACAAAGATTTGGAATTTCAAGCATGGGAAATTGCTCACTTTAGATTATTAGGTGATGATAGAAAGTTACCTTACGGTACTTCTATGTTAGATAAAATTAGACGTATTTGGAAACAACTTTTACTTGCTGAAGATGCCATGTTAATCTATAGAACATCAAGAGCACCTGAAAGACGTGTATTCAAAGTATTCGTTGGTAATATGGATGATAAGGATATTGAATCTTACGTACAACGTGTTGCAAACAAATTTAAAAGAGATCAGATTTCAGATCCACGTAACGGTCAAGTCGATATGAGATATAATCAAATGGCTGTTGATCAGGATTATTTTATTCCTGTTCGTGATCCATCACAATCTAATCCAATTGAAACATTACCAGGAGCACAAAACTTAGGAGAGATTGCTGATATTGAATACATTCAAAAGAAGATGTTAGCCGCATTACGTATACCTAAAGCGTTCTTAGGATTTGAAGAAGTTGTCGGTGAAGGTAAGAGTTTAGCTTTAATGGATATTCGTTTTGCTAGAACTATTAATAGAATTCAAAAATCTGTTATTCAAGAATTAAATAAAATTGCATTAATTCAATTATACCTTTTAGGTATGGAGGATGAATTAAATAATTTCTCATTATCATTAACTAACCCATCAGCACAATCTGATTTATTACGTATTGAACAATGGAAAGAAAAAGTAACACTTTATAAAGACGCAACATCGGATCAATCTCAAGTGGGTATCTTACCAGTATCACATACATGGGCTAAGAAAAATATCCTTGGATTTAGTGATAGTGAAGTTATGTTAGACTTACAACAACAACGTTTAGAACGTGCATTAGGATTTGAATTAACGAATACTCAGAATGTTATTAAACGTTCAGGTGTATTTGATGAGGTAGATGCTAAGTATGGTATTCCTGAAGAGGATAGAGAAAAGGCAATGGAAGCCGCAGGAGCAGAAGCGGGTGGAGGAATGGATATGGGAGGTGGAGGAATGGATATGGGAGGTGGAGCACCACCGCCACCAGCGGGTGGAGGAGAGGAACCTTTGAGTGAATCTACATTAGCTAAAAAATCAAAAAAATCTAAAATACTTGGTATGTTAGGTGAAGAAAAAGAAGATTTTAATATTCTGTTTGATATGGAAAAAGCTCAACAGAATATTTATGAAATAGAGACAAAAATAAATGATATCTTAAACGATTAAACATGAACAAATTCGGGGTCATTAAAACCAAATTATTAAACAAGTTAACTGAATCTTACACCAATGAAAATAAAGGTGAGATTAAAAATATTTTAACAACAATTAAAGAAAATAAAAATTTTAAAGAAATGTATTTGTTTTATGAAGAAATTGAAAACAAATATATTGACGATAAAGAAACCGCAAAGTTATACGTCGAGGGAGTTATTAGTATCTTAAAACAACAAATGGATGATTTAACTACATTTTGTACATCATTAAATAAAATGATAAACGTAGAGGCAATTAATGAAAATGAAATATACAATTCATTAGATATCTTAATTGAAAAAGATAGTCTATCAAATATTGAAAAGAAGGTTAATGCAAAAAAGAATTTAGTAAATCATTTAACAACCAAAAAAGAAATTAAAGAATCTAAAGATTCAACCTTGATACCAAATGAAAATTTATTAAATGCGGTGTTAACAAACAATTTTAACGCTCTTTATTCTAATACATTATCAGAATCACAAAAAGAAGAATTAAAAAATATCTTATCTATTCCTTATGATGAGATCATCACCAAAACAACTGAATTAAAAGAATCAATTGTAAGTCAAGTATCAACACTTTTAAGTGAATCAAATGAAACGGATTTAATAAATAAATTAAATGCTGTTAAAGATGAAGTAAATCAAATGTTTCCGTCGAGATACAATTACTACAGATTAAACGAATTAAAAAATGGACTTAACTAAGTCCATTTCTTTTTTGTTGTAAATAAACTGCTTTTAATTTTTCAGTTCTTTTTTTAACGGAAGGTTTTACGAACTGTTGTCTTTCCCTCAATTTTTGAACTTGCTTTGTTTTTTGAACTTTTTGTTTATAAGTTCTTAACGCTGTCTCAATACTTTTTTCTTTAGATAAGTCTATAATAATCATATATAATAAATATACAACAAATATATGAAATTATTTTTGGTTATTCCAAGTATTTTAGTTATTTTTTAAAAACACCATAAGAAATAATAATATGAAATATTAATGAAAACAGGTAAGTATATCCCATTAGGGATTTACAATGATGTAAAGATCGGTTATGGTACCGTAGATTTTAAGAATCTTAAAACCATTTATTTGAAATTAAACTCATGGGTACAAGCCGAAAATGAGACTGATGATTTTGATCATATGATTCATAAATCAAGACGAAAGGTTAAAGAAATAATTTATAATCTTAAGAACCCTTATTTTAAACAACAATCTATTGTTGATTTAGATATTAGAACAAAGGGAATTAAATTAGAAAAAAGATCTTTTATGAACTTAGAAATCACATTATATGTTGATAAACAGTTCGACGTTAAATCAAAAGAAATTAAAAATAACGTAAAAGATATTCTATCTATGGTAATAGAAGATGGACTTTCTGACAAAAATCTATTCAATTTCTACAAATCCAAAAAATAATAGGGATATCGATGTATTTATAGTAATAAAATCTATAAATGAAGATATTAGGACCCAAAGAACTTGGAACAGGAATTTTAATAGAATACGACGCAGGACACGTATCTCCAGAAGAGAATAAAAAAATTATACAGGAAATGAAGGGTGTGGACTTCTCTGAAGATCTAATCCTTTATGCTGTTTTACAAAAATTCGATACTCCAAATAAGAACGGAAGGATATATCCTGAAATGTTACTTAAGAGAGAAAACGAAAAATATCAATCACTAATTAAAAAGGGTGGAGCATTAAATGAATTAAATCACCCTTCATCTTCACTAATCGATTTAGATCGAGTATCACATTCAATTTTAGAAACTTGGTGGGACGGTAGAATCCTTATGGGTAAAATCAAGTTATTCACTTCTCCTGGATGGAAGAAGATGGGTATCGTTTCAACTAAAGGAGATCAAGCTGCTATGTTATTAATGAACGGAGCAACTTTAGGTATCTCTTCACGTGGTGTAGGATCACTTAAACAAGTTAAAGGTGAAAACATTG